ACAACTCTGAAGCGTTCGATCAGCTCGGGCCGCTCAGCACAGTTCCCCGTGACTGGCCGTTTTACTGCTACCTCAGTAACGCCTGGCGACTTCATTGATGGTCAGGGAAGCATGGCGCAGAACGAGGTAGTCATCCGAATCGATGATTACTTAACGGCTGCGGCAGATATTTTTAGCCTTGATGAGGCTAAGACGCACTACGACCAGAGATCCATCTATTCAACTGAACTGGGTGAAGCTCTTGCCAGGGCCTACGATAAGCGCATTGCTCGTCTTGTGGCTATCGGTGCTCGTACTTCAACCGGCGACCTGACAGCCAACCTGCCCACTGGCCTGAGTCCTGACGATCCGTTCCGTACTGGAACTCAGATCGACCTGAACAACGCAGCGGCTACTGCCAATGACTATGTGGCTGCAGTCTTCACTGCTGCTCAGGCATTGGACGAAAAGGATGTCAGTTCAGACAACCGCGTTCTGGTCTGCACCCCTGAGATCTTCTATACGCTGATCCAATCGGATCGTGCCGTTAACTTTGACTGGAACCAGCAAGGTGCCAACGGTTCGTATAAAGAAGGTCAGATCGTGAAGCTTGCTGGCTTCTCGATTTACAGCTCAAACAACATTGCCCAAGGCAATGCAAGCGCTGACGCTGGCGAGCAGGGATTCGTATTCAACGGGTCTCAAGTTACTTCTGCAGCAAACATGACTAACACCGGAATGCTTGCGTTCCAACGCAATGCAATTGGTGTTGTCACCCTCAAGGACATTCAGATGTCGATGAGTGGCAATGACTACGAAGTGATGTACAACAGCACCAAGATGAAGGCTCAATACGCCTGCGGTTTTGGTGTCCTGCGGCCTGAGTGTTGCGTCGAAGTTGTCAACACTGGCACTTGATTAGCGCTTAGTTGATGACTACTTAGGGGGCCTGGTTGGCCCCTTTCTTTTTATTGAGGCAATCCGCCATGGAGATGCTGGAACCGATCACCGAACATCACACGATCGTCAGGCCCACGATGGTTCCCACCCTGAAGGAGGAAGGGAATCGTGGAACTGAAGTGATCATGGTGCCGACAGGATTCAACCCAGAGCCCGGCCCAGAGCCAGAGCCAGAGCCAGAGCGTGAGCCCATCACCGTGACGATGGCCGCCAAGTGGGCTGACCTTAATGACTACAAGGTTGGCGAAACGGTCTACGCCGACACCGCTGGCTTTAAGGGTGGTTTAGAGGAGACGACGATTTATAGGTGGCGTACACAGACCAGGCCTGCTGCCAATGGAGCAATCACCAACGGCAAGTGGGTCAACTACACGGACCACGCTGAAGAAGTTCCCATAGTCCTTGAGGAAGCTGGCCAGATTCGCTTCCAGTGCCAGGCCAGAGACAGTGGCGTTGACCCTGTTGAACAAGTCAATTCCTTTGCCAGCTGGGAAGACGTTGAGGAATTGCCACCACCACCACCGCCACCGACAACCATCGGCACAATCACGATCAGGGTGCTTGATTCGGACTACGACTGGGAGGACCCGGCAACCCTGACGGTGCTGATGAATGATCCGATCGACATCGTGACCACTATCAGCGGTGATGCAAATCCCAACTACGTCTACACCGTTCGCGATACGAACATGGAGTACGAGATTCAACCGCCTCTTATCGACAACAATCCCAACAAAGGAAACGGTCCTGACATTGTTTACACCTGCCTGACTGCTGGATTCCACGTCGTCTCGATTTCCATCCAAGACGCCACAGCAACAGACAATGGCGACAACTATCCCGGTGTGCAGTTGTATGCGGTTGATGCCAAGACATGGGCTGAACTTAAGAACAAAAAGGAGAACAACTCATGACCTTTCTCGAAGCAGTCAACACGCTTCTCTCTGTTATTGGAGAGGCCCCTGTCAGCAGCCTGGCTGACACGGAAGGCAACACGATCAGTGATGCTGCCTTGGCATCACGAACCTTGAGAGAGGTTGACCGTGACGTTCAAGCAGAGGGGTGGCAGTTCAACACTGATGTTGCTGTCACGATTCGAAGGGACAGCGGCAACAACTTCCCTCTTGAAGGCAATGTTCTCAGGGCTAGCTTCTCTCCTGCTCGTTATGCCCAGTCGCAGTTTGTGGTGAGGGGTAACAGGGTTTATGACCGAAAGCATCGGACGTATCAGATCGACATGCAGACATTGGTTGTAGATCAAATGGTTGTGCAGTTGGACTGGGATGACCTGCCTCATGCCGCACAGCAGTACATCACCATTCGAGCCGCCAGAATTTATAGCGATCGGTTTATCAACTCCAACGTCATCTACACGTACACCTCACAAGATGAGCAGTACGCACGACAGCAGTTAATTCGTGCTGAGGAGTCCTCACTGAGCAACAACTTGCTGTGGGGCAATGATCGCGGGATCGGTCAAGGACTTGGCTACATCCCCGCCGCTGGCCAGCAGTATCGGAGCAACTAATGCCACGACCTAAGAGCAACGTCAGCCCAACACGGGCAGGAGCAAAGCCTTCAACTCCTATCCACGAAACGCTGGATACGTTGGTGCAAGGCATCAGTCAACAGCCGCAGCACCTGCGACTGCCTGGCCAGGGAGAAGTGCAAGAGAACGGCTGGAGCAGTCCTGTTGAAGGGCTGACAAAGCGCAATCCAGCAATGATCCAGCTGCTGTTTAATGACGCGCCACTAGAGAACTTCTACCTAGAGATGTTCCAGCTAGGGCCAGAAGAGGTCTACTTCTTCCTGCTGTACCCAGCTCCCGACTTTGAGCAGACAAACAATCTCTGGTTGAGGATTAGAAACCAAAGGGGCGCTCCAGCGTTTGTTGATGTCCACGGTGAAGGCATCGCAGTTGATGAGAACGCCAACATTGTTATTAGCCAAAGCAGTTATCTCTGGTCTGACCCTACTACTGGCGGTGTGGAACCTGGGACCGAGGCTCTTGCCCTCTTCTCTAACTACTCACTGATCAACACGGCATCAGGCAGCGGCTCATTCCTGAACCGCACTCAGACAGCTGAAATGTCTGACGAGCTAACACCAGCCCGCGAGAACAACGGGATTGTGTTTATTCAGGCAGTTCAGTATCAAATTTCATACAGCCTGACTCTTATCTATGACGAGACAGAGACTGTTGTTCCTGTAGTCACGACACCAGCTGCCACTGATGATGACAACATCATCAGTACGTCACTTGTTGCCGAAGAGCTGACAACTAACATCAATGCTATTGATGGATGGACCGCTGTTCAAAGCGATTACATCATTGAAGTTACTCGTGATGACGGCAACGAGTTCACAATGAATATGGATGACGGGCGCAGCAATGTGCTGGCTCGTGCGTTCACAGATCGCGTTGGGATATTGGGTGAGCTGCCCGTTCGCGCACCTGACGAGTATCTGGTCAATGTTGAAAGCGATCCAACAACCAGTGTCGATGATCGCTGGCTGCAGTTCCGCACACGAGATGGCTCAGAGATTGGCGATGGCGCTTGGGCAGAGGCCACAGCTCCAGGCATTCAATTCCGACTAAATAGAGAGTCGATGCCGTATCACGTTCGGCGTGAAGAAGAGGACATTCTGTTTATCGGTCCTGCTGATGGAGCTGAGCGAGAGATCCAGGGCGTGACCTATACCTTCCCAGAATGGGGGACACGCTCAACAGGCAATGTCGAAACAATCCCAACACCTGACATCGTTGGCAAGGTGATCCGCGACCATGTTTTCTTCCGTGAGCGCTACGTGCTGGCTGGAGGAGAGACCGTTCAATTCAGTGAGATCGGAACTCCATACAACTTCTTTCAAGACAGCGTTCTAGCCATTACAGATCAAGATGGCTTCTCGGTGAACTGTGCCAGTGAAGTCACTAGCAATCTGCAATGGATTCTGCCAATTGATGAAACGCTGCTGCTCTGGTCAAGTACCAGTCAGTTTCAGGTGCGCTCAGCTGATAGCGAAGCACTTACCGCTCGAACAGCGCTAGTCGTAAGGCTAAGCAATATCGTGATGAACGATATGGTTAAACCTAAACTAGCTGCAGCGAAAGTGCTGTTCAGCACTGACGAGTATGGTTTTTCGCACGTAAGAGAGTTTGACTTCTTTAGCAACCGTCAGGCACGACTTGGCCTGAACCTTGGCGGCAGTAATGACATCACGTTGAACCTGCCGAAATACATCCAGGGGATGATTACTCACTGGGATGTCAGCGAAAGTGCTGACTATGCAGTGGCCAGAACGCCTGACGATCCGCAGGCTTTGTATGTCTACAAGTATCAATGGACAACAGCGAATGCTGGATTGCAAAAGGTTCAAGCAAGCTGGTCAAGATGGGTGTTTAGCGGAAACATTCAATGGGTCAAGTTTATGGAAAACAATCTATGGATTGTCCAGACATTGACCAACAGAACTGAATTGCTGCAGATTCAATCTGATGAGCTAATTAACCACGACACCCCGTTGTTCAAGTTAGACAGACAGCTGCTTTTCCCTGAGTGCAATGAAGTCCTGAATCCATTTGCACCTGACAGTGTGCAGTTCACCTATGACGAGATAGACGACATCACAACCTTTACGCTGCCTTACCCACCTGCTGAAGGGCACGTCATTCAAGCTGTGACCAGATTCACAGATGACGAAACAGAAAACGAAGGCCTGTTGCTAGGCCAAACCACGACAAACGTGCTCCGCTGTTCACAGCCAGGAGACTGGACGACAACACGGATTGCCTTTGGCGAGCCCTACGACTTCCGATATACGTTTACTAATGCCTATGTGCCTGAAGTGAATCAGGCCAACAATCGTCGAGTTGGGAAGCTGACAGGTCGCACACAGATTTTGACCTGGGAGATTCATCATACTGATACTGGCTATTACAGAGTCCGGGTCAACAGAAAGAATCGAGCTGAAGACAGCATCTCGATTTTCAGAGCGAGAACAACCGGAGTCGATAACAACCTGTTGACCACTGAGCAGAATGTGATCGAGACAGGTTCGTTCCGCGTTCCCGTCTATAGCCGCAACACAGATTGCTCAATTACTGTTGAGTCAGATTCATGGCTCCCTGTCACCGTGTCTTCAGCCTCATGGGAAGGCACATTCTCTGATCGCTCTAAAGGTTGAACTATGGCATTCCCTTACGTTGCAGTCGCTAGTGCAGCCCTTGGCATTGGCTCTTCCTTGTTTGGTGCCAGCGCCAAGGAGAAAGAGCGGAAGGCTGCCAACAAAGAAAAAAAGAATCAATACCTAGCTCAACTGGATGCAGCAGCTGCATCTGCTAAGGCGACAGATCAAATCAATGAAATCAATTACGCCTGGAAGATCGCCGAAACAGAAGCGATCCGGTTCCAGGAAGCGCAAGCCAAGTCTGACTATGAGTGGCGGCAGGGTCGATTAACAGAAGCAGCGCTGGCCAACCTGAGCATTAACGAACAGGCGATCTTTGATCAATTCAACACTGGCGAAGATCTGCGAGCGACACAGGACGGGCTGAAGCTTGGGTACGAGATGGGAGCGATTGGGCTCGAAGCCAGCGACCGATTGCGTGGCTACATGACCACGATCCAGGACAACGCCTTGGCAGCACAAGAGCTGTCAATGCGTAAGAACAGGGAGATGGAAACCCTGATTCGCAATCAGGTGTTGGATGGCCAGCTAGACACGCTGCAGCGTGACATCCAATTTGCAACGTCTCTTGCTGAACGTGGTCGATCAACGGCTGCAAGCTTGGGGCGTGGAGGTTCAGCCAGCACTGCTCGGTCTTTGCAGATGAATCAAGCGAAAGCCTTGGGCCGCTCTTATGGAGAGCTGTTGATCAGACAGCAGCAAAGGAAGAGCAGCATCGCAACGATGAATGCAACGATGCAAGGCGAAACGGCAAAACAACTGGGACGTTTTGCTTTGGCTAGCAGCAAGGCGCTGGGCGATGCGCAGTCATCTAACAACCGATTCAAGCTTGATAGCCAATACACGCTTGATCAGTTCCAGAAGCTGACAATGCCTGGCTACAACCTGGCTGCAAGGCAGGGTCAACGTGAGCTTGATTCACTGTTCCTGCGAACAGAAGGGCAGCTGGATGAAGCACGACTGCCTTACCGGGAGAACATCATCTTCGATCCGCAGAAAGCGATGCCTTCTCTGTATACGAAC